GCTCAATATGAGTATTGGATGAGTGCTTCATCATATCTTTCCTATGGAGGAGTCCTAAAGGTTTGTAGAACTGACGGAACAACTCTGAACAATGCAAATGCAGGAGTTGGACTTGCTGCTACAACAGACTTGAAGATAAAGAATTATGATGATTATTTAAATGATTATAGTGAAGATAATACATTTACCTATGCTTCCAAAGACCCAGGAACTTGGGGTAATGGTTTAAAGGTTTGTCAGATTGATAACTTTGCAGACCAGACCATCAGTTTGGGTAGTACTGACCCATTTCTTGCAGGAGCAGAAGTTGGTTTTGGAATTACTACTACATTATCTGGCGTAGTTGTACCAGGAGCCGGAACAACTTCAGAGTTTTCTGGATATCTTAAAGGTATTATTACTGGAGTTACAACCAACACCACTACCAATGGTACTATAGAGGTTAAAATTGTTTCCCGTGTAGATTCTTCTGGAGAAACTGCAATTGAATACGCAGAAGGAACTAACACCAATGCTTTTGGAGCTAGTCAGACACTTAATTTTGTGAATAATTCTGGTATCAGTACTACAGGAACTGGTATTGGCGCTACTTCCAGTGCTGTTACTGATTGGTATGATGCACAAACTTCAGGTCTTACCAACTCAACAACTTATTGGAAGTCAATTGCTCCAAAACCAACATCCACTAATTACGTCACTAGTAGAAGTGGAAAGAATGATGAGATGCACGTTGTCGTTGTTGATGACGATGGAACTCTTACTGGGGTTAAGGGAAATATTCTTGAGAAGCATTTAGGTCTTTCTAAAGCACTTGATGCAGTATCTGATGTTAATTCTCCTCAGAGAAATTACTATAAGCAATTCCTTGCAGATTATTCATCGCATGTATATGCTGGTTATAACATCTCTCAAGCAGCTGATGCAGTTTGGGGAACAACTCCAACATCAACTGGATTCTCCTCAGGATTTACTAAAGTAACAAGTGGAGATGGTCTTTGGGGATTAGATGCACAGGGAGTTACCTTTAGTGCTACGGGTAATACAACTTACTCATTGACTGGTGGAAAGAATTATTCTGCTACTGGTGGAATGACAGCATCTCTTGCTAGTCTTATGACATCTTATGGTAAATTCTCAAACAAAGATGAGATTGAAGTTGATTACTTGATTATGGGTCCAGGTTTAGCGTCAAAAGAAGATTCGCAAGCAAAAGCAAATTATCTTCTTTCTATAGCAAATGAAAGAAAGGATTGTGTTGCTACAGTTGGACCACATAGACTTGATTTAGTTGGTCTTACAGATACAACTACTCAGACAACTAATTTGATGAGTTACTTTACTCCATTAATGTCTACTTCTTATGGTATTTTTGATAGTGGGTATAAGTACACATATGATAGATTTAATAACAAATTCCGTTGGGTTCCAACCAATGGTGATGTTGCTGGTCTAATGACTCGCACAAATATTGTTGCTTATCCTTGGTTCTCACCTGCTGGTCAACAGCGTGGTGTTATTAACAATGCAGTTAAACTTGCATATAACCCAAATAAGGCACAAAGAGATCAACTTTATCCTCAGAGGGTTAACTCCTTTATTACTACTCCTGGAATCGGAACACTTCTCTTCGGAGATAAGACTGCTCTTGGATATGCATCAGCATTTGATAGGATTAACGTTCGCCGCTTGTTCCTTACAATTGAGCAAGCACTGGAGAGAGCAGCACAAGCTCAACTCTTTGAACTTAACGATGAGTTAACAAGAGCGAATTTCCGCAACATTGTTGAACCATATCTTCGTGATGTTCAGGCAAAGAGAGGACTTTATGGGTTCTTGGTTGTTTGCGACGAAACAAACAACACGCCTGATGTTATTGATAATAATGAATTCCGCGCAGACATTTTCTTGAAGCCTGCCAAGTCGATTAATTATGTTACGCTTACCTTCGTTGCTACCCGTACTGGTGTTAGTTTTGAAGAAGTAGCCGGTCGCGTTTAATTCTATTATCTAAATAACAACAAGGAGGCAAACAAATCATGGCAGACACCAATACAAGAAGAACTATCGGTCAATTTAAATCTAAATTGGCCGGTGGCGGTGCAAGACCCAATCTATTTGAAGTAGAATTTACTGATGACGCCATTAAAGGTGGTGGCGCATGGGATATGGAAAGATTTTCATTCCTATGTAAAGCAGCATCATTACCTGCTCAAACTATTACTGCAATTGACGTTCCATTTAGGGGTCGCGTTTTTAAAGTTGCAGGAGACAGAACCGTTGACCTATGGACTGTAACGGTTATTAATGATGAAGATTTCACATTCAGAAATTCATTTGAACGTTGGATAGAATTGATGGGACAACTTTCTAATAATGAAGGTGCTACAAGTCCAGAAGCCTATATGAGTACTGCTGTTGTAAAACAACTTGGCAGAGGTTCTAAGGCTTTCTCAGAAACGAGTGATCCAACTTCTGAATCACAAGCAATCTTAAAGACATATAAATTTATTGATATGTTCCCAACGAACCTATCTGCTATTGAATTGTCTTACGATTCTGGTGATGCTATTGAAGAGTATACAGTAGAATTTGCTGTTAACAACATTGTTATCGATGGAGTTTGATCGGATTTCCCTTTTTGGGAGTCTAATAAATAGAAGAAAGTTTATACATTATGGCTAAGTTATTTGGGTTCTCCATAGAGGATTCGGAATCACTATCTCCGTCAGCAGTATCACCCGTTCCTCCTAATAATGAGGACGGGTCAGATCACTATATGTCGTCTGGTTTTTTTGGTTCTTATGTTGATATTGAAGGAATTTATAGAACTGAATTTGATCTTCTAAAAAGATATCGTGAAATGGCACTCCATCCAGAAGTGGATAGTGCTATTGAAGATATTGTGAATGAAGCAATCGTTACAGATATGAACGATGCTCCTATTAAAATTGATTTAGACAATCTTAATGCTAGTGATGGTATTAAGGGTAAAATAAGAAATGAATTTAAGTATATTATAGATTTATTGGATTTTGATAGAAAAGCACATGAGATCTATAGGAATTGGTATATTGATGGGCGTATCTATTATCATAAAATTATCGATTTAAAAAAGCCTGAAGAGGGTATTCAGGAGTTGCGTTATATTGATGCAACAAAAATGCGCTTTATGAGGCAAAGTAAGAAATCTAATAAAGAGAAGTATAATATAACAAGACAGAATACTGATAATCCTATGGATTATGAGTTCCCTGAAATTGAAGAATATTTTATTTACAATCCAAAGGCATCTTATCCCACTGGAAATGTTAATGCTACTGGCGCTAGTCAGGGTATTAAAATGACTAAGGATTCGATTAGTTATTGCACTTCTGGTCTTGTAGATAGGAATAAGGGAAATACGCTTTCATATCTTCATAAAGCAATTAAATCACTTAATCAACTTAGGATGATTGAGGATAGTCTTGTTATCTACAGACTATCAAGAGCACCAGAAAGAAGAATTTTCTATATTGATGTTGGCAATCTACCTAAGGTAAAGGCAGAACAATATCTCCGTGATGTTATGATGAGATATCGTAACAAACTTGTATATAATGCTGATACTGGAGAAGTGAAAGATGACAAAAAATACATGGCAATGCTTGAGGACTTCTGGCTCCCACGTAGAGAAGGTGGAAGAGGAACAGAAATCTCAACTCTCCCAGGTGGACAAAACCTTGGAGAAATTACTGATATTGAGTATTTTAAAAAGAAACTCTACCGCTCACTTAATGTTCCTGTCTCCAGAATGGACGGAGAAGGTGGGTTTAACTTGGGGAGATCTTCTGAGATCCTAAGAGATGAACTTAAATTTAGTAAGTTTGTTGGACGTTTGAGAAAAAGATTCTCAAATATGTTCAATGATATGCTAAAAACTCAATTACTTCTTAAGAATATTATCACTCCAGAAGACTGGGAAGTAATGAGTGAACATATCCAATATGACTTCTTATATGATAATCACTTCTCTGAATTGAAGGATACTGAGCTTCTTAATGAGAGATTAGGTAGTTTGGAATCAGTTCAACCTTATATTGGAAAGTATTTCTCACAGGATTGGGTTCGCCGTAAAGTTCTTCATCAGACTGATGAGGACATTATTGAGCAGGATAAGTTGATTGATAAAGAGATTAAAGATGGTACTATTCCTGATCCAGCAACTCTTGATCCAGCAACTGGTCTTCCTCTAATGGATATGGAAGCAGGTGGTTCTGCAGAACTTGGACTACCAGTAGAGAACATTAAAGCTCCAATGGAACCAGATCTTGAACCTCAAGGCAAAGCAACAAAAATGCCTAAGGGTGGAGAGATATAAATATCTTAGATAAGTATTGAAAAATTACAATGGATGAACTTATGGATTTGATGGCGACGGACGAGTCCCCTTCTCAAATTAGTGATAAACTTAAAGATATTCTTTTTACAAAATCAGCAGAAAGAGTGGATAATTTTCGCCCAGAAGTAGCAACTGGGGTATTTGATTCTGTAAATTCTATTACTCAATCTCAAGCTGATGCTGTTATTGCAGATGAAGGTGGCGAGGAGTAATTATAAATAAATAAAACAATGAATTTGTATCTATAATGGCACATAAACCAGTAGGGGATGGTATAGTTCGGAGCACTACTTCAAGTAGCGCACAAACTGCTGCACAAGCCCATAAAACAGACACTTTGAGAGTTGTTTCCGTAGGAGCTGATTCTTTTGTAGCAATTGGAACTAATCCAACTGCAACAAATACAAATTACTATGTTCCTAGTGGTGGTACGGCAACTATTAGTTTGGGAGGACCTAGATCTAATAGAGTTGTAGGTGTTTCTACTTCAGGGACAACAACTATTATTGATTTTCCTGAAGGAACTGGTTCTCCCTTTGCGGCAGGAGATGCTGTTACTTTAACGGCAACGAATCAATCTTATTGGGATTTTTCCCATAAGATTGTTACTTCTGTTAATGTTAGTTCAGGTTATGAGAGTGGTTATTATAATACCAGAATTGTAGTAGATAATGATTATGGTGTAGGGTATGCACATACTGCTCTAGATAATACTAGTTGGGCAGAGTTGAGAGGTTCCTTTAAAGTGGCTGCTTTAACATCTACAGGAAATGGAACCATTTATGCACAACAAGTACAAGTTAGCGGAGACGCCTGATGAAACTCATTAGAGAAGAAATCGAATCAGTTGAATTTCTAGTCGAAAATCGTAACGGCAAGAAGTCCATGTATATTGAGGGA